TGCCAATACAAATGCGACTGTTTATTTCGTCCCCGTTTTTCTGAAAGAAGGTTGATGGCATGGCGAGTGGAACAGCTTCACCAGAAAGAACGCTATCATTTTTATCGCAGAAGTATTCTTATGCGTATTCTAGCCTTGCAAGCAATGGTGTGCTTAATATTACTGCGACAAATCTTAAATATACCGTGCCAGATGGATACACCCCTTTCTCTTTCACGCAGTATGCAACGGGAAACGCAAATGTAGCAGTGGCAAGAATATATCCACGTAGCACAGGCACTGTTGTTACGCTTCGAAACAGGGGTAGCAGTGCAGTATCTGCGACATTCAGCATAACTATCACGTTTGTTCCTATTGATTTGGTGGAAGATGTGAGTGGGAAATACTCGGCAGAGTTGGATTCTTTTGTGTACACACCGGGTGGTATGTTTGTTGACCCTGTGACGAGAAAAAGAATTGATGAAATATATTTTTCTCCAGACGAATCCGTGTGCTTTACTTATTTGAAAAGCCGTATAAACACTTCTACGGGCAAATATACAACTTTAAGTAGTTACCGCATTGAGAAAATTAATGAAGAGTCTGTTGATGTTTATTATCCCAATGCTACTGATTACTCTGGCGATAGGTTTTATAAAACAATCACGATGCCATCAGACAATATCAAAATACATGTTACTTATTCAAATGGGCATTTATTATTAATTACTGTGAACAATGGCGGTTATACTACATCTCCAAGTATGCCTTATCCAACTATGGAGGAGGGGACAACAGTTCATATTGAATTTTCAACTCAACTTAGTTATTCGAGCACCTCAATAGAATCAAACGTCCCTCTTGAAAAAATTGCTGATAATCAATACGATTTGGTAATGCCAAACGAGGATGTTTTTATAACATACTCGTTTATTCGATGATTATGAATGAAAAAATAATTTGGGATTTCCTCATGAGCAAGATCAACAACGCATACGGCGTGAGTGCGCTCATGGGGAATCTTTATGTGGAAAGCCATTTAAATCCAATGCTTCTGCAAAGTTTGTACGCACGAAAGCTCGGTATGACAAGCAAGAAATATGCTCGTGCTGTGGATGACGAGTCGTATTCAAAAGATTCGTTCATCTGTCAGCTGAACTGCAACTTTGAGTGTTACATTCATCAATAAAAAGTATACGGAACAAATTACTCAACAAGTTGAATCATTATTCAAAGGAGTGAATTTTATGTATTTCTTAGTTCAAATCAAACGTACAAACGGTACAGTCGAAAAGGGTGTTGTTGTAAAGCAGTCGCTGAATGATGCCCGTCAGTCTTATCATTCTTATCTCGGTGCCTATGGTTACGGTCATGATGCCAACACGGACTATGTGTGCTGCGAGATCATCGATCAGAACTGTGTTCGTTACGACTGGTGCGTAGACGACCGTATGTCCGTTACGCCTCCGGAACCCGAAGAATAATCTTGTAAAAATCCAAATAAGAAAGGGGTGATAATATGACTTATCAGGAAGCTGTAAGAAAATTTCTGGCTAAAGTACTGGTTATTTTCAATTCAAATCCAAGACGTCGTGAGCCGGGAGATGGTTCAGACGGATACTGCGATTGTATCGGGTTAATCATCGGAGCACTCCGAAGAATGGGTTTAAAATGGACTGGTATTCACGGCTCAAACTGGGCTGCAAGAAAAGAAATAAAGAATCTTCAGGAAATCAAATCCCAAAACCAGTTACAGCCGGGCGATATTGTATTTAAAGCAGTTCCCAGAACAAAAAGCACATGGGATTTGCCTGCACGATATCGTCAAGGCGGCAAATACTATAACGGCGATCTGAATGATTACTATCATGCAGGCGTCGTATATAGTGTAAATCCGTTTCAGATACGTCATATGAGCTCCAGAATGACAATAGATACAAAAATTAACATGTATCATCCGTGGACGCACTTCGGTCAGTCTCGACAACTGGTCGAAGCGTCCGGCGGTGTTACTCCTACTCCTTCAAAAGAAACGAAAGCAATCGTTGTTGCGAAGAGTGGGAAAACAGTGAATCTCCGAGTCGGCCCAAGTAAATCTAACAGAATTATTGTTCAGGTTCCGCTTGGGAAAACAGTCACCATCACATCCCCTGGTGAACAATGGGCTGCTGTAACCTACGATAACTTCAAAGGTTATATGATGGCAGAATTTCTTGACATCATCGGAGACGGAAAAGGTAAATATTAAGGAAGTGAATCTATGGAATACGCAGTTGTTATCGGTGGTAATCTAAACCTTCGTGTAGAACAAAGCACAAAGTCCATAAGAATCACCAGCATACCAAGTGGTGCAACCGTTGCCGTCATTGAATATGGCCTTGAGTGGTGCAAAGTTGCCTACAACGCATACACAGGCTACGTTATGACAAAATTTCTTGAATTCAATAGCGACAGCGATGATGCTATCACAATTAGTGTTTCAAAAGAAACTGCTAAAGAATTGTTAAATGCATTGAAGCTCTCGCTTGACTAAGGAGTGACCTTTTATGGGCGAGGTATCAAAAGCAGTCGGACAATGGATAGTTGCCAATGTCGGCTGGAGTGTTCTAATTTTATTGTTCATTCTTTCTTCTATTTTTAAGATAGCAAAGAAAGAAATTGACCCTTTAGGTTGGGTTCTTGGGAAAATAGGTAAAGCTTTTACAAAAGATGTTCGAGACGATATTGCAAAATTAAAAACTGACACAGAAACTCATTTCGAGAAAGTCAAACAAGACCGAAACGATAAAATAAAAGAGCTTAAAGAAGACTACAACAAACAAATTGCTGAGTTGCGTGCTGATCTTGATGGCTTTGAAGCGACAAGCAACGCCAGTATTCTGTCGATTAAGAATGGCACGCATGACAATTGCCAACTACTGAAGGACAGATTAGACGCAATGGAAAGATCAAACGATATGCAGACAATCCGTCAAATAAAAGCTCATGTGCTGGATTTTGCAAACTCGTGCATGAATGGACGAAAACACACATTCAGAGACTTTAGAAACATCATCAAAGAAAATAAACAATATGAAGATTTAGTTTCTAAATACGGCTTAGAAAACGATGTTTATAAAGACGATTATGATTTTATCATGGAGATATATCATGATTGTAAGAAAAACAGAAGCTTTCTGAACGACGAAGGAAAAGAATTCAGCGAAGCTGATGAAGCAAGTTGAGGTGATGCTCTATGGCATCAAAGTACAAACCAGATCCAAAATTTATGCAGTATTCTAAAAAGATGGCATCTCGTGTGACAATCTTTTGGATGCTGTACAGACTGGCTAACTTTGCTGTAGCTATTATTCGTCCCGATATTGCTAAATATCTTGTCGATCTAAGCACTGGTGTAGACACAGTGATGATCGTAAACGTAGGGTTTTATACCGGAAACAGCGTCGGGGAAAAGATTGCTATAGCATTCGGCAAACGAAAGAGTCTGTATAGTTCGGACGATGAAGAAGAAGACGAAGAAGAAGCCAATGGCTAAGGAGGATTAGTTATGAAAATCGATTTAACTCAAATTATTCTGGCTGTTATTACTCTTATCAGCGCAATTGTTACCGGATTTGTTATTCCGTGGTTAAAGTCCAAAATTGATATTAACCATGGGGCAGTCACTGAGAATCAGGCTTATATGCTTAAATTGATTATCAACACTGCTGTTAAGGCTGCAGAACAGTTATATAACTCTGAAGCAGGAAAAGAAAAGAAAGCTTACGTTGTTGAACTTCTTAAGTCTCAGGGTATTGATGTTGATTTGCCGTCCATTGATGCGGCTATTGAAGCTGCTGTTCTTGAACTTCACAGACAGATTGAGGAACAATAAAC